TCCTGTCTCTGTGTTGCATGACTAGTCACAAACCACTGATTATGATACGTTTTAAGCATTCTTATTACATGCACATCGGTCTTTCCATAACCTTTTTCCTCTAGTTCTTTCGCTTTTTTTATCATAGCCTCAATTCTATATCTGGCTTCCTTATTGGTCGTCATAATATTGTTTGTTTATGTTTGTTAATATGTGTTTTCTGTGAAGAAATCTACACCACTAACTCAAATTTAATAATACCGTGGTGTACCACAACCCCGAAGGCTAATTCCCCCTTGACCGCATCCCATACTAATTATGATTGATACACTTGGGTTAAAAAAGATAGCTAAAAGAGGGATGATAGGGGGGTTTGGGGGGAAAGAAGGGTATATTATTAGGTAAGTATGGGGTAATCTATGGAGATTGAGTTACTTGTTTCATCATTGGTCTTGGTTTCGTGTGTATTTCTTGGCGTTTCCGGTATTATTATCACTAGGAATAAAACAACACTTACTCCAATCGCTAGACGTAGACTTAAAGAATATGAAGAAGAATTGAAATCAAATTATACAGAAGTCAGACGTCTCAAAGGCGTTATTGCAAGACAGAAACAAGGACCAACCTTAACAGATGCAGACATAAAGGCAGGTGGTCACTCTGTTCTGGATACCATTATTGACGGATTACCACAAAATTATAAAAAATTAGCCAAAAAGTATAAACATTTAGTGGAGCCTTTGGTTATTGATGCAGATGGAAACCTTAAGCCAGAAGTTACAGAAAAACTCACAAGTATTATTAGCAAATCAAACACCCCAACAGCGGAAAGCAATAGCAGATCCGTTGAGTCTCTCTAATGTTATAAAACGCCCTTCTAAATGTCGTTTATGTGATGGTCATGGTAAAATTTATCGAAATGATATAGGCGCAAGAGGAATAGAATATTTTTATTTGGAGCATTGTAATAGATGTGATGGTAAAGGCTTCGAACCTAATTAAGACATTATTACCTATTGGACTGGTAATAGGGGGGTTATATTTTTTATCACAATCTAAAAGAGTAAATATTTTTAAAACTACAGTACCACCAGATGTTACAATCACACCAACATTACCCGTTTTTATTAATGAGCCTCAATTTATTCCAGTTCCATTTCAAGAAACTGAACAATCATTAACAGATAGGTATGGACCATTATACACCAAAACATTCTCACAAGTAGAGACTGGAGCATCACGTGCAGGCTATGCACGGATGGGCAGTAGGGGTAATTGGGGACCAAATACACTAAGGCAAGCCAGAGCAAACTATGAAAGAACTTACGAAACAATAGAACAGTACACGCCCTTATTTCAATTAGAATAACTTAATTAGCCATTAGGTAAAGTAGAATATATGGGTATTATATCCAAAACTGCTCCCTTAGCCTTATTGGGCGTAGGAATTCTCTTCCTTGGAAATGCCCTAGTACGACCAGCCCAAGCCACCGCAACCGCACAGGCTCTTACGAGTTCTGGCGTTGGTCTTGGAGCAAGTTTAGGAAGTATAGGTTCGGGTATTCAATCATTATTTACTGGAGTTGGTACAGGTGCAAGCAAGTTGCTAAATCCATTATTTACAATTAAAGATCTAATTGGTTATACAGGATCTGGTACTCCTGCAGAATCAGGCTTTAACACTGAAACAGGTCTATCTAGTGGTGGAACCCCATTAACAGCATCACCACAAGTAAGAAACTTTGTTGAAACTTTAGATCCTAGTTATGTTATGAATATGAACGCGACTTACTCATTTATTGAAGATAATTATTCCCCAACTGACCAAATCGCAATTAAAAGAGCAATAGAATCCTCGAGGGCGCAATTCCCCCAATACTTCTCAGGGGGGGCGAGTTCTAGATAATGCCTAAAAAAACTAAACGTAAATGCAAATACGGTAAACGTAAAGATGGCAAATGTAGAAAAACACCAAAAAAGCGTAAAACATCTACACGTAAAGGACAAAAACGCAAAACTGCTAGACGTGCTTATGTAGAACCTAAGAAGAGAAAGAAAAAGAAGAAACCTAAACGCAAAACTAATAAGGATAGTATGTGGAAGTGGTAGTATGGCTCTAAAATCTATGTTTAAATCAAAAACTCTAGCAAAAGTTCTTGCTGGCATGGGTGTTGCAGTTGCAGTTCCTATGGCATTAAATATGATTTATCCTCAAGCCAGTCCTAATGTAACTAAAGCAGTTGCAGGTGTTAGTTCCTATCTACTTGGCGGTGTCGAAACTGTTATAGGTACAGCAATCCCAATGTTCTTATCACCTATGATGCGTCAACCAGTACAATCAGGAGCAGGCTTAACACAAGGAGGCACTCTATAATGACCGTACCTCTAATCAGACAATATAATGCAATAGTTACAGCCCTTAATGTTCCAGTAAATGCAACCGATGCAATTACAGCAGAGACTCAACTACAATTAAGTTCAGATAATGTGATAGAAGACTTTGTAAATTCTCCAGATCCCGCAAATGCAGGAGATCTATTATCAACACAATTATTCATTAACCAATTACAAGCCGGACCTGAATTTTTCTCAGTATCTTCTAGCCCAACTACTGCAGGAAGACAACCTGTAGGACCTATTCCAATTTCAGCTCAAGGCGGTAAACAAATTTCATACAGAACCACAAGTCAAGCCACTGTCACAGCTTTCCCATACACCTATACATTCCAGATAAGATATAGAAACTTCTTCTGAGGTTTACAATCATGGTAGTCCTTAACGGCAGGGAATTTAGAACCGAGCCAAACTCAACTAGATTAATTACAACTCCAGTAGCGGTAACTATGCCAGCAAACACTCGACAAGTTGTAGACTTTGCCAATCGTTTTGGAGGTCCTGCAACTTCTCTAATTATAGATAATACAGATGGAGCTCAAGCCGTTACATACAACATTAACGGACAATTCATAACTGCTAATCGTTTACCCGCTTCTTCATTTCGTACTTTTGATAATATGATTATATCAAGAGTTGAAGTAGATTCAACTGGTGGACCATCTACTCAGCCAGTTCAGATAACTGCACAAGTTGCAGGAAGGTCTTATGAGATAGGACCAAGAATCGCTCCACAGCAGGAGAGCTTAGTTTGAGTTTTGGAGGCGGAGGCGGAGGATCAACTACTGTGACTGCTCATAAACATACTAATGCCCTTGGAGATGGCTCAAATCTTGATGATACAACATTGCAACCAGACGGAACGACAACCCTCTCCAATACAATTTTCTTAAAGGCGGTAATGTTCGGATGAATATAACAAACGAAATTGAAAATCCTAAATGGAAAAACTTTTTCAAACATGATGCAAACATTATAGACTGTAAACACTGCAAGTTCCAAAATGCAGAAGATTCAATACCAAAAGAGGATTTTGAATTTAAAGAAACAGATCCAGAAACAAATGAAACAACAACACGAACAATATCCGAAATTACATTAGATTATGATGACAATGAATGTGTGAGGGGTTGGTCTTGGCAGTAGGTGACATCATAGCAGTCCAATCTACTAGTGCGGGAGCGTTAGTGTATCAACCAAGTGTGGGAACTGAAATAATAATAACTGCGATTTTTCAATATTCAGGCGGTGCTAATAATGTCGGAATACGAGATATTGCGGGCAATGAGGCTTATTTAGCAACAGCACCGGCAGAAGCAGGAAGCGGACACATGAATGTAAAAATTGGTATTACTAATAGCGTTTATCTTCACATGAGCGGATCTGCTTACAAACCCGCTTTTACAGGAATCCAAACTAAATGATCGAATATATTATAATTTCTTTATTGTTAGTTAATTTAGCAAATGTCTATTATTGGTTTAGAAAATTAAACTCTAATCTTGGATTGCTTAAGGTCTTTAAGAAAAAGTCTGATTAAGACTTTATTCAATAAATATTCGTCATACGTCATTATGAATTTTCCAAAACCTCAATTTATTCCATTTATTCAATAATTCTGGATCAAAGTTCTTACTATGTCTTATAATCATATGATCCATTAATGAAAGTAATCGCATAAATCGTTTATTACACCATGGACAATTTCTTTTTCTATAAGTCATTTTAATGGTCCATAGGGAGTTCCCCCACAAAAGCAAACAATAACATCATCAGCATCTAATCTAAAGTATGGTCTACCCATTGGTTTTGGTAAAAAAGATTGGATCGTGGTTTGTTTAGTCATCTTTCCACACCCTGTCCAAGACTGTAATGAGGTCCTGTCTCTGTGTTGCATGACTAGTCACAAACCACTGATTATGATACGTTTTAAGCATTCTTATTACATGCACATCGGTCTTTCCATAACCTTTTTCCTCTAGTTCTTTCGCTTTTTTTATC